TGGCCGCCAAAGTGCGGCTCGACCGTCGCCGAGACTGACGAGTACACGACGAGCGGAGTCGGCGAGTTCGCGGGAGCCTCGTCGAGGTAGATGCGGGAGCCGCACGCCGTCAGGAGCGCGGTGCTCGCGTTGATCCGCGCGCGCAGGGTGTCGAAGATGCCCTTCATGGCTTGTCGATCTCCTCCTGTGCGGCTGTCCCGATGATGCGCTCGGCGCGCTTTGATACGGCGTTGAAGACAGGCCGCACATACGGGCGCGGCCTGATGCGCCGCGTGCCGAACTCAAGGAAGCGCGCGTACTTCAGGTTCGATCCGTACGAGAACCCGACGCGGTCGCCCGTGTCCTCGACCTCGATCGCCGCGAGGGTCTGCGTCGTCTTGCTGCCCTTGCGCCCGAATGTTCGGTCGGCGTTGCCCGCCAGCGCCCACGACTGCCGCAAGCGGCCCGTGTCGACGGCGGGAGGAGCGCCCGCCGCCGAGGCGACATGGATGCCCTGTGCGCGGAGGTTGCGCCCGTTCTTGCGTCCGCGCGCCACGCGGTAGCGTCGACCGCTTCCTGGGCGCGAAAGTTCCGACCGCAGCAGCCGCGAGATGACGAGCTGCACCGAAAGAAGACCGTTCACGATCCCGCGCTTGACTCGGCGGCGGATCGACTCGTCGTCGATGTCGACCGTTACATCGCTCACGACAGCACCTCGACGGCCTCGACGGATGTCATGCTCAGGTGCGGCGCGGCCTGTGTCAGCCCGAGTTCGCCAGGGTTCACCGACCCGATCACGCGGTAGTTCCGCGCCGTCGTCGCGAGGCTGTCGCGCACCTCGTCGTCGATGCGGACATCCACCGCGCCCTCGAGGTAGATCGTGCAGGAGGTGCGCCCGTCCATGCGGCCTTGCGCGACATCGCTCGACTGCGTGGTCGGCTGAACAAACCCCTTCACGCAGCAGATCGCCGCATAGGTGCGCGTGACCTCGCCATCGGACGCGACTCCGACCGTGGCTCGGTAGACCCACAGCTTGCGCCCGAACCGCGCGACGAGGCCGCCGATGCTCACCGAAGCCTCCGATACGGGCCAAGCAGCCCCTCGATCTCGCGGCTCATGTCCTCGCCCGAGCGCCTTGAGTACGAGTAGCCGCCAAGCGACTCCGATGCGACCGAGGAATCCCGCGTCCGATCGCGGAAAAAGTTCGCGCACATCGTCAGGGTCGCGTGCACCACATCGGCGGGGATCACCGCATAGCCGCCCGTGTAGTCCACAAGCACGCTCTGGTACTGGTCGAGCGATCGCCCGTAGACGATGCCGCGCTCCTCGTCGAGATGCCAGTCGCCGATCGCCTCCGTGTACCCCAGTAGCGCCGCGCCCGCCTGCCGCGTGTCCACGCCCGCCGCGCGCGCGAGGTAGCGGCTCGGCGCGGCCACGCCCGCCGTGGCGCTGAAGCCCGCCACGGCGTTCGCCGCCGCCGCGAGGAGCGCCGAGGTCGGGTAGGTGTCGAGCGATAGCACATTGTCCCAGACGGCCCCAGACGCATCCATGCGCCGCAGCTTGAGCGACCCGTCGAGCACGGACGCTGTCGCGATCACATCGGTCGTGTTCGTCGACTTCACGGTGAGCATGATGTCGCGGGCGACCCCGACGAACGCCACCTGAGTCACGGGCTGATTGCGGAGGACGAGCCTCTCGCCTCCACCGTCCTTTATTTCGTAGTACCGCTGCGACACGAAGACCCGGTCGCAGTAGCGGTCGACCCACGCGGACGCGCGTTCGAGGCAGGAGTCGAGGATCGCGTCGGTGTCCTGGGAGGTGATCCCGAGGAACGCCTTCGCGTCGGAGAGCGATGCGTGGGCGAAGGTGCTAGCCATTGGGTCTTGCCCTTCTCTTCGGCACGCTCGCCTGTTCGGTCGCGGTCGCGTCAAAGAGCGGCGCGGGCTGAACGAGCCGCTCGGCGCTGCCCGACTCAAGGAGTTTCCGCGCCCAAGTCTCCTCGACGCTGATGATCGCGCCAGGGCGATAGTCGCGCCGCCCGAAACCGTCCTCCCAGACGGCGCAGTTTCGTCGGACGATCAGTAGCTCGCGCATTCGCTCGGCCTCCCCTCGTCGTTGAAGACACTGGTGTACTGGTGCTTGGATCGGAGGTTCTCGTCGGGCCATGTCACGACCAACTGGAGATGCCCGATCCGCACGCGCGGCGTGCACGCGATGCGCCCGCCGGCCGCGCGGAGCGCCTTCCAGAAATGGATGTCGTCGTCGATCCTGCCGTCGCCCCACTCGCCTGAGTCGTTCGGCGACCCGAGGAACCACGGCTTCGGCATCCGCCGAAGCGCGTCGGTGCGGATCAGCGAGAGGCCGAAGTGGCCCGTCTCGCAGTCGACGACCTCCTGACGGAAGACCTCGGCGGGAATCTGGCGGATGCGCTTGCCCTCCGCGTCGGTCATCGAGAGCAGCACCGTCTCGCGGTCGCGCCCGATCTGGAGCGGGAACAGCGCGTCGACGGTCGGGTTCGTCTCCATGATCTGCCACATCCGCACGATGTCGTTGTGGTCGAAGACGCTGTCGAAGTCGATCGTGAGGATGTACTTCCTCTTCTCGTTCGCGACCACGCGCTCCATCATGCGTTGGAGGCACTGCCCCCAAAACACGCCCGTCGCCTTCGTGAAGTCAATCCCGAGGCGGGCGCAAGCCAAGGTCGTCGCGCCCATCGTCTCAGTCCACGCGATGCGCGGAAGCGACATGATCGCCTCCACATCGGTCATCGGCAGCGTCGGAACGGGGCGCTCGACGCGCCGCGCGACGACCGAGAGCCACCCCTCGCCGTCGCACCAACTCGTACCCGTCGCGCCGCCGACGATGTCCCACCCCGCGAGGGCAAGCACCTTCGCGAGCTTCTCTCGGTTCCAGATCGAGCGGTACGCGCCGCGCGACAGGATCGCGTCCTCCGCGCTGCCCGTCCCCTCCTTGTACATCTCGCACGCCGCGTCGAAGTCTGGGACATCGAACCGCGCGAACTGCAACTCGGGCGCGTACTCCTTCGCCGCCTTCACCTCCTCGCCGCTGATCGCGCGCGCGAGGATGTCGTTCCGCTCTGCCTTCGCATCTGCCATTTCGCATCTCCTTTCGCCCGTGGGGCCATGTCCGTTTCATCGGACGGACTCATCGTACCCTCCAACGCACAGCGGCCCCAGTGCTTGAGGCACTGGAGCCGCCAGATGCGAAAGGCGTGTGCCCGTCAGGTTGCCGCGTACGCGCCCGCGCCGACCGCCGCCGCCGTCGACTTGTCGTCGCTCGGGAGGCTGAGTTCGGCGGTGATCGCGCAGACCGTGGACGCGTTCGGGGTGAAGGTCACCTTCAGGTAGCGGCGCTTGCCGCGAAGGTCGATGTCCGCGATGACCTTGGCAAGGTTGGTCGCCACGGTGTTGGTCGACGGGGTGTAGCCAGTGCCCGCCGACGCGCCGTCGATCACGACCCAGGTCGCGTTGTCGTCGCTGTGCTCGATCTTGTTGTTCGTCACGGTCGTGTTCAGGCCGACATTCGTCAGCCCGAGGCACTTGATCCGCGCGAAGTTGTAGCCGCGCGTGTCGATCGACGCGGTGACCTGGGATGCGGTCGCCGTGCCAGTGGTGGCGAGGACGAAGGTGCTGTTCTTTCTCATGGTCGGTTCTCCATCGCGTGGGGCGGGGCATCGCTACCCCGCCCCCGCGTCATGTCAGAGGGTGAGACGGACGATCGCGCCGAACTCCGAGGCGCTTCCGATGTTCGCGAGGTTGATGTCGAGACGCTCCGTCGCGCGAACCGCGATGAGGTCGTTCTCCCAAGCGTCGCCGCCCGAGTTGGAGAAGTCGACCGCAGTCTGACGGCGGTCGCCGAAGTAGGCGGCAAGACGAAGGTCGCCCACATAGGCGAAGGTCGCGCCACCCGTCTCGGAGACGGGGATCGACTGCGCCCAGACGACCGGGTAGCCGAGGAAGGTCGGCTCGCGCAGACCCTGCGAAAGCGTGACCATCGTGTTTCCGCCACCCGCAGCGGCGAGGCGCTCGAACACGCCGTGCCAAGCCTGCTTGTTGGTGAAAATCTTGATGTTGTTCCGCGTGCTCGCCCAAGCGGGGAGCTTGCGGAACGCCGCGATCAGGTCGGCTAGAGCAACGCCCGCGTAGGTCGTGGCCGCGCCCATGTCGGCAACCTGATAGGTCGCGTCCGTGAGCGCGTTCTGAAGTCCGACGATGCCGCCGAACGCGCCAGTGCCGTCGCCATTGAAGCCCGCGTTGTCCTCGGCGAACGCGAGCGCCTGAGCGATCTCGTCCGCTGCGTCGTCGCCGAGGTTGACGAGGCTGTCCTCGTTCAGCTCGCTGCTGATCTCGGTCAGCACGGCGAGCTTCTTGGCGACGAGCTTGTTCTGGCCAAAGGTCGACTGCGACTTGGTGATCGGAGCGCCCTCGCCGACCCAGTAGGCCGTGAGGCCCGCGCGGCGCTTGTTCACATTGCGGACATCCGAGGACATGGGGATGACCCGAGCCTCGCGGCGGAACACGCCATACTCCTCGCGGAGGATGACGAGTTCGCTGTCCATCTCCTCGGGGACAAGGAAGCCGCCAGCGGTGTTCACGCCTTCGACATGGGCCTTCTCGCGAACGAGAGACACGCCGTTGGTCTTGCACCACTCGAGCGACTTGGTGTGGCCCATCGCGGCGGCGCAGAAGCGACCAAAGCGGTAGGCGCGGGCCTCGCCGTCGCGGTCGTTCTTGAACGACTTCAGCTTGCCGTAGGCGCGGGGAGCCTCGACGCGCGGCTGCGCGGCGACGGCCTTGGTGTTCACGATGTCGGCGAGAGCGGACTTCACCGCACTCGCGATCTTCTCTTCGGTCATCTCGTCCTCCTTGGCCATGTCCTGCTCCACTGCGGGAGCGGCGGCGGTGATCACGATGTCAAGCGATTCGGGGTCGACGGCCATGCCAGCCTCGTCCACGATCATGTAGTTCTCGAGGATGAGCTTCTTCTGGGCAATGACGCCCGGCTCACCCTTGATGCGACCCGCGCGCTGAAGGGCGCTGCGGAAATCGTCGGTGTTCATGGTCTTCATGTGCGAAATCCTGCGGGAACCGCGCGTCTCTTCTCAGCCCAAGGCTCCTCTGTAGGCGCTGCGCCGTCGAGCAAGCCAGGTCAGTCGATGTAGATCGCGCCTCGCCGTCGAGCGATCTCGCGGCGAACGATCCCGTCGATGTTGATCGGCGCGCGCTTCACCTCGGTTGAGGGCGCGGGAATGCTCACGGTCACCACCACGCGCTTGGGAGCCTCGATGCCGAAGAACCGCTTCGCCGCGACGGGAGACACGATGCCCTTCTTCACGGCGGTGATCAGCGCGTCAGGATTCGACTGAAGCGGCGCGAGGCTGACCTCGAGCAACTTCCACCGCGAGTAGACCGTGTGCACGCGTTCGCCGTACTTCTTGCGGTCGACCTCGCTCGCGCGGCGCGTGCCGCCGTCCTCGGGCACATAGCCGACAGACACGCCAGAGACAACGCCCTGACCGACGAGCGCGGCGGCGACCTCGGGGAAGAACTCGCCGCCGTAGCCGTCTGGCCGCTGCGCGAATGTGAAGTCCCCGACGATCGTGGTGTCCTTGCGCTTCAGGCCGTTGCACTTGCCGACAGGCTGCGCGTAGTCGTGGTTCCAGAAGAGGATCGGATTGCGCTCAAACTCGGTGGCGTTCATGCCCTGCGGGATGAGCACCTCGCCGTCGCGGTCGAGCGTCTCGGCGGTGATTACCGCAGAAAAGCCCTTTGGCGTGGCGCGAAGTTCGGCGGGAAGCGACTTGCGGACGATCGTCTCGGTCATGCTCATTGGATTCCTGCCTCAAGGTTGATGCGGCGGCGCTCGGCCTCGATGTCGCCCGACTCATCGATTTCGCGGATCTCGCGCTCGAGAGCGTCGGAAAGAACGGGCTGCATCGAGCAGCGGCAGTTCGGATGGAGCGGCGGCCCCTTGATGTCTTCGTAGTCAAGGAGCATCTCGCGCGTCTTCCCGTTCGCATCGGGGACACCGAACAGGAGGTCGCCCTTCTGGTAGAACGAATCGTTCAGGCCGATGGACTTCTCCCCGTACCGCTTGGACGCGGCCTCGCAGAACTCACACGGATCGGGAGCGAGAAGCCAGGTCTTCCCCTGCACAAGGCCCGTCGCCGTCCACGCGTCGACCTCGGCGGTGCGGGCGGCGCGCTGCGCCTCCGTCCGCGCGACCGTCCGCGCGCGCGACCACGAACCGTCCTGATCCTTCTGGGAGTCCGCCCATGTCTGCACCCGGGTCGCAAGCTCGTCGACCGTCTCGCCCTTCTCGAGTCCCTCGCCGAGCACCTCGCGCACGCGGACGGATGTCTGCTCGGTCACGCCCGACGCGGTGCGGCGCGCGAGGCGCACGGACTCCGTCTCGGCATATGCGCGGAGGTCGGCCCGCTCGACATCGAAGTCGACCGTGGTGGCAACCTTCGCGACCGTGTCGATGCCGAGGTCGACACCGACCGCGATCGCGTCACGAAGGTACGGCGCGAGCGCGTCGACGAGCGCGCGCTGGTACTGGCGCGAACGGAGAAGAGCTTCGGCGCGGACGATCAACTCACGGGACGGTGCGCCCGCCTTCGCCAGTTCGTCGATCACGGCCTTGACCTGATCGTCGAACACAGCCGAGACGGACGCGGCCATCTTGCGCTCGGCCTCGTTGATCTCGCGGCCCTCGCTCTCGGCGCTCTTGCGGCGTATCCCAGTGGATACAGCCGACTCCCACATCGCCTTCTGCGAGATGCGCTTTGGCTCGGCGCATCCGCAGCCGCAGGACTTCGCGGCGGGCGCGGGCGGGCGCGAGGCGAGAACCTCGTCGAGCGTCTTCCCTTCCGCGCACATTGAGTACGCGATCGCCACCGCCTGATCCTGCGGGTAGCCCTCGGCGAGAAGCGTCTGAATCTTGCCGCTCACGCAGTCGCCGAGCGCGTCCTTCGTCTCGACGGACTTCGCGGCTACGCTCGGCTCCTCGGCCTCTGGCGGCGCGTCGAGCGGGCCGACGAGGCCGTCAGGCTGCGCGGCGGGCGCGGGAGCGGGCGCGGCGTTGCCGAAGATGCCGCCGAACGGCGACGGCGGCGCAGGCGGCGGGCCACCGAGCGGCTGACCGTTGATGAGCGGCTGATCCGCCATCGGCGCGGGCAGCGGCTCAAGTCCCTCCTGCTGCCGCGCCTCGTTGATCGTGAGGATGCCGCCCGCGACATAGGTCGTGCGCTTCGCCGTCTCCTGCGCCTCGTCGGCGCGCACGGGGTTGTCGTAGGCTAGGAACGCATCGTCCTCGATGCCGAACAGCGGGAGGAGCTGCTGATTGAGCACCTCCTCGTCCATGCGGAGGAGCGGGAGAATGGTCGTCTCCTTCCACGACGCGAAGCCCACGGTCGCGCTTGCGAGGTTCGGGTCGTTCGCGCGCAGCATCGACACGGGCACGCCGAAGATTGCGGCGATCTCCTCGACGATCTCCTCGCGGCCCTGCAAGTCCTTCGGCGGGAACTGGAGCGGCTTCAGGTCGACCTCGCCAGTGACCGCGAGGAAGCGGCCCGTCTTGTTCGTGCCGCGCAGCTTCGTCTCGACCTGTGCGGTGAACCGCTCCAGCTCCTCGTCGGACGCGTTGCCCTTGCTGACGAGCAGATAGTCGGGCCGCGACTTGTTGGCGAAGAAATGGTAGTCCATCTCATGCAGCGCGACATTGCTCGTCACCGCGCCCCACGCCGCCTCGACCTTGCCGAGGCCGTAGTAGATGTCGCGCGGGTTCGGGTACTTGAAGTGGATCACCTCGTCTGGCGTGAAGTCCTGACGCTGCGCGTCGTTGCGCCCGTACTCGTAGCCCTTCACCAGTTCCTCGCCGCGAAGCGGGTTTCCCGGAACGATCCGCATCCACTGCGACGGCATCGTCCACAGCTCGACGGGCACATCGAGCGTCGGGTCGAGCACGGGATGCAAGTACGCATTGCCCGTCAGCTCCATGTACAGCACGCGCAGGACGGTCGCGTCGAAGCCGTTCTGGTAGGGATTGACCTTCGCGAGAAGGGTGAGGAGCGGATGCGTGTCCGTGACGACCTCGTAGTCGTCGCCGTACTCCGCCGCCTTCGTCATCGCGTAGCGCGACGGGAGCTGCGCGAGGTCGCCCGACAGGTACGCCTTCGTGCGGCGACCCGTCCTGCGCGTGTTCCATGCCTTCGTGCCCGACGAGCGGTTGCGCACATAGAGGCGAAGCGGCTGCGAGGCGACCGCGATGGCGTTGAGCCGCGCGGCGGCGTACACCCACGATCGGTTCTCGACGACCGCGCGGTGATAGTCGAACGGCGGCGGGACATACTCGCGCCCGATGAGCGTCGCCGTGCTCGCGACCTCGTACCGCTGCGGCTGATCGTTCGTGTACGCGGCCTTGCCGAGGATGGACTTGATGCGGTCGATGATGCTCATATGACTCTCATCGTCATCGGCGGTCGCGCGCGGCGGGAATGCACCGCAAGCGCGAGCGCACATACGCCGTCGTCGTGCCCCGCCGTCGCCTCGTACGAGACGCTTCTCCCCGAGTATCGGTAGCCGAACGACTCCAGTTCCGACCTCAGCCACCCCTCGGGGAATCGGATGTCGGCGGTTTGGATGGAGACTTGCAGCCCCTCCATGAGTTGCTGCTTGCTCTGTGATGTGAACTTGAAGCCGACCGCGCGGCGACACACCTTGGTCAGGTCTTCGACGATCGGGTCGCCCACGCCCGTCGAGTCGATCATCGCGGGCGCGCTGCCGATCATGTGCGCGAGGCGCTCGCGCGTCACCGACCACGGCGACTGCCACCGCTCGAGGCGGCAGACCGCGCCGTCCCTGTCGATGGCCACGGCCACCGTGTAGTCCTGGCTCTTCGCGAGGTCAACGCCCCAGTGCGCGGGCGCGGCGACCGACATCGGCCCGATGCACGCGCGGATCGCGTCGAGGCCGAACGGGTTGCCGCCGTCCTCTGCGGGTATGCCCTCGTACTCCTGCGCGAAGACCTCTGGCGGAAGCGTGCGCCGAGCGGCCTCGACCTCGTCTGGGTCGATGTGCGGATTCTGGCGCGTCCCGATTCGGAATGCCCGCATCGTGCCAGTGGTGTCACCTTCCGCTTCCGTGAACAGCCTGTGAAAGTCGCCCGTCCCCTTGGGCGTGCCAAGGAACAGCGCACTTCCCTTGCGGTCGGCGAGCGTCGGTCGCGCCGCGTTGCGCCACCATTCCAACAGGTTCGGCACGAACCCCGCCTCGTCCACAACGATCAGGTCGTAGTCGCGGCCTCGGCCCGCGTCGACATCCTCGAGCGACCAGAAGTCGATCACGCCGTGCGTGACAAGCTCGAGCCGCTTCTCGACGCGATCCATGCGGGCGGTCACGGGCGCAAGCGCGCGCTCGATGTCGCGCATCGGATCTGCAAGATATTTGTAGGTTGGCGCAAACCAGCCGACCTTGCCGCGCCTGATCGCCCGGCGCATCGCCTTGACGCGTCCGTAGGTGGTTTTCCCCCACCGTCGACCGATCTCAAGGACGCTGAACCGCGCGAGCGCCTTGTCGACCGTCAACTGCGACGGGTGCAGGATCGAGGACAGCGGTTGCAGCCGTACGATCATGCGTCATGCTGCACCTTCGGCGCGATCTCCTCGATGGTAACGACCTCCTCGCGAATGGTCTGCTCGGCCTTGTCGCGCTGCCCGAGGTACTGCTTGCCGAGCCAGATCAGCATCGTGACATTCCCGTTCAGCGCCAGCTCCGCTTGCTTGCGGCGAAGGCTTCGGTTTAGTCGCGAGCGCCCCCTTTCTATGGGGGTGACAAATCGACGCTGAAGCGTGCGCCCAGAGCAGCCAAGAATGGTCGCCATTTCGTCGATGGTGCAGCCGATAGCCGCCATGCTTTCGACCTGCTCTGGGTCGATGTCAATCTTGGCCCTTGGCAAGTTCGGCCTTCCTTCCCGTGAGGTTCTCCCAACGCTTCACGATCACATCGCAGTACGCGGGGCTGATCTCCATGCCGTAGCACTTGCGGCCCAGTTGCTCGGCGGCGATGAGTGTCGTGCCGCTCCCGAGGAATGGGTCGTAGACGAGCGTAGCGTCGTGGTTCCTGATGGCTCGCGCCATGCACTCGATCGGCTTCTGCGTCGGGTGAAACTCGTTTCGGCTCGGCTGCTCAATCTCCCATACCGTCACCTCGTTGGACGGCCCGACGAATCCCGCAGACCCATTGACCGCATAGAGGCACGGCTCATGCTTCTGACAGTAGTGCGCACTAGGAGCGCCATAGTGCGCCTTCAGCTTGTGCCACACGATCAGCGCCCGTATGTCGTAGCCGCATTGCCTGATGGACGCATAGACAGGCTCGGCGTGCTTGCCTGCGTGCCAGACATACCACGCGCCCTCGGGCATGATGGTCTTGGCGCACGCCAGCGCAGGCGCAAATACTTCAGGCACATCGTCGCTCTGCAGCCGCTCACGCTTCTTGGCATTCACCTGACCGCCCTCGTAGGCGACGCCGTAGGGCGGATCTGTGACCATCAGCCGGGGATTCGCCCCGTCCATTAGCCGCGCCACATCCTCAGCCTTCGTCGAGTCGCCGCAGAGCACCCGATGCTCGCCGAGGATCCACAGGTCGCCCGGCTTCGTGATCGGCTCCGCTGGCGGCTCGGGAACTTCGTCCTCCGTCACCTCGGCCATGCCGTCGATCATCCTCGACAGCTCCGCAGAGTCGAAGCCCGCCGCGTCAAGCAGCGCCTCGTCCTCGCACTGGAGCGCCGACAGCGTCTCGGCAAGCGCGTCCTCGTCCCACTCCGCGAGTTCTGCGGTGCGGTTGTCCGCAATGGCGTAGGCGGTCGCCTCGCTGCCCGCGAGCGCCGAGCGCACCACGGCGATCTCCTTCCACCCGAGCGCCTTGGCGGCGGCAAGCGTGCCGTTGCCCGCGCGCACCACGCCGTTTGCGTCAACGACGATTGGCTTCTGTTGGCCGAAGCGCAGGAGGCTCGCTTTGATCGTCGCTAGGTTGCGCTCTCCGTGCTTTCGGACATTGGCGGGATCGAACGACAGCGAGTCGATGGGGACGGTTTCCGACTTCACGCGTACGCCTCCATGTTCAGGCTGCACCAGTGGTGCGAGCAGTTCCACGCCGCGCCCTGCTTGCCGACCTCCGCGATGCGCTGGAATCCCGCAAACTCAAGGAGATTGCGCAGCTTGTCCTCGTTGAAAATCGCGTGGTGGAAGTCGTGCGCGTCGGTCTGTCCCCCCATGATGTACGCCTCCATGTTCGGATCGTCCACGCCCTCAAGCATGGCCGAGACGACGAGGTCGAAGTCGGGCACGGCGACGAAGAGCCGCCCCCCTGGCTTCAGGACGCGCCGCCACTCCTTGAGCGTCGGCAGCGTCTCCGCGCGCGGGATGTGCTCAAGGACATGGCTTGCGCGAATCTCGTCGACTGACGCGTCGGGCAGCGTGATGCGCTGCGCAAGGTTCCCGTCCGCGATGTCCCATGCCGTCCACCCTTCCTCGGTGTCGGCTCCTGCCCCGATGTTCAGTCTCATTTCGCATCTCCTTGATGTGCTCAGTTCCAGACCCCGCCGTCCTTCCAGAACGGCTGCGCGGGTTGCCATGTGCCGCTTACCTTGATGAAGACCGTGGCTAGTTCCCACACGCCCGCGACCTTGATGTGCGCTTGCGTTCCGACAGGCGGCGCGCCTCCAGACGATGAGAGCAGCGTGAGGAACATTACGCGAGTCCCTCAAGCGCGGCGACGGTGTCCTCCGTTGTCGCGATCTTCGCGTCGAGCGCGGCGACGAGCGCCGAGTCGCCCTGCGACCATGCGTGCTCGCGCTGCCGCGCCAGCGTGGCGAGCTTGTTCCGCGCGAGGTCAAGAAGTTCTTGGATCGTCATCAGATCACCATCATCCTTGCGTGGATATTGGAGGTGTTCATCAGCATGTGCAGATACGGGATGGTGGTCGCGCCGTCCTTGTAGACCACATCGAAAGCCGTGTCTCCGACGAGGGCCGCGCCCTGCGCGACATTCATCGTGGTCATGCCGTCCATGCCGCTCGCGGCGATGTCGTAGCGGAACCATCGGCCCGTGACTTCCTTCGTGCCGTACAGGTAGTCTCCCGCGTAGATCCACTTCGATCCCGTGGTGAATGTCTCGACGGCGGGCGCGTATGTGACGGCGCTCCACTGGTTGAACGCGATGTCGTAGCGGTCGAGCAGCGCGCCCGCGCCGCCACGGAACGAGTAGAGGAATCGCCCGTTGCGGATGGCGCTCTCGTTCGTCCAATCCGCTTCCGTCACACCCCAGATCCACTGACCCGACAGGCCCGCGCCCGGCGCGCCGCCGCGCGCTGCGGTCGGCGTGATCGTAGACCATGTGTTCGATGTGATGCTGTAGCGGTACAGCGCGACAGCGGCGTTTCCGATCAGGTACAGGAAATCGTCGTTCCCCTCGATGCTGTACACCGAGGTCGCGTCGGGGGTCGTGCTCCATGTCGGAACCGTGAGCGTCGTTCCCGTGTTGCTCGAGATCGTGCGGATCTGACCCGCGCCAGTGCCGCCCGTGATGCGAACCTGATAGTTCGTCCACTGGTTCGTAGTCCATGTCTTCGCGCTGTTGACGAGCGTGGTTCCCGTGGCGCTCGTCGCCGTGCCAGTTGCGAACGACACATACGCGCTGTCCACCCAAGACGGCGTGGCCATCAGTCGCGCGTCCGTGCCGATGGATGCGGGCATGTTCGCCAGCGTCGTCCAAGAGTTGGTCGCGAAGTCGTACTTTCGGAACGAGGCTGCGGCTGTCGAGCCGCCGTTGCCGACATACCAGACGGGGGTCACGAGCCTGTACACCGTCGCGTTGCTGAACGCGGATGCCTGCGTGGCGACGGTGATGACGGCGTTCACGCCGATGTCGTTCGACACGATGGGCAGCGTCACGCCCGCGTTCGGCCCCGCGAGGATCTGGATGGAGTACCCGCGAAGGTCGCGGGCGAGCGTCTGATTCGTCGTGATCGTGGAGGTCGTGCCCGCCGTCGCCGTCAGCGATGTCGCAGCGATCGTGCTGCCAGTGGAGAACGAACCCGCCGTGCCGCACGACCCAGCCGCCAACGCCACAGCAAGGCCAGGGCTAGGTGTCTGAACCCATCCGTCCTCGTTCGGGTTGTAGAGGTACGCGACCGTCTGCGCCTGTACATAAAGCTGCTGCTGGCGATAGTGCCGCGAAGAAGAGATGAACGATCCTGCTGCCGTGTTGGCGGGCGCTGGGGTCATGTACTCCCAGCGCTTGGGGTCGAGGATCTTGCGGTTTCCGTTGGTGGTTGGCATGGGTCAGCTCGTTGCGATGTTGCGTCGCAGCGAGTCGGCTGCGAACTTGTTGAGGTCGTTCACCACGGTTCGCGCGTCGATTGCGCCGATCTGCGAAAGGCTGGTGACGGTAGAACAGGTCGTGACGGTAGAACAGGTCGTGAGCGTTCCGCTTGCGACCACCCCCGTCTCGACATTGACGCGCTGTCTGCCGCTCGCGTCTGGAATCGACGCGTTGAGCGTGCGGGTAAGAGAGGCCACCGTGAAGCGCAGCGCCTCGATGGCCTCGATGAGTTCGCCGTATGCGGCCATCGGCATCGGGTTCGCCTCGCTGACATCGACAGCCGTGCCGTCCGCGCCGACTCCGATCTTGACGCGCTGATGCAGCACGCCGCCGATCTCGTCCGCTGCGACCGTCGCGCCTGTGCCTGGGGTGTAGCCGATGTTGTCTGCCATGCCTTGATCCTCAGTACTGGAAGTAGAGGTCTCCGTCCGTGCCAGTGCCCGCGCTCGGCGCGGTCGTGCCGCTGAACACCTTCGGGATGCGGTTGCCGTTGTTGTTGATGTCGCCCGCGCTGACGAGGTTCAGGTTGCCCGCGCCCGTCTCGATCGTGCCGTCCGTCGTGTTGTGGTTCATCCGCAGGAAGTGCGCGCCGTTGGCCGCGCCACCCGCATAGATGTAGAGCGTCGGGTCGGCGTGCGCGATCAGCGGGATGCGGTTGGCCGCGTCGGCCTGATTGCCCTGCGCGATGACGAATGAACCCGTGCTGCCCGCGCTGTTGACGAGGAGGCCCATCGCCACGCCTGCGCGGCTGCTGCCCGAGACATGGCGGATGAAGTAGTTCTGGCTTGAGCCGAACGCAAACCGCGTGTCGTTGTTCAGAACGACGGGCACGAGGAAGTTCAGGCTCGACGATGTGTTGAGATCGAGCGTGCGGGTGTTCCGCGTGCCGATGCGGACGCCGAAGCCCCACGACTGCCCGTCGACCGTGAGGGCGTAGTAGTCGTTGCTTGGCGCGCTTGGGTGCGTCCCGTTCGGGCCGATGTCCACGCGACCGTCCGAAGAGTTCGACAGGAACTCGCCGCTCGCGAGGCTGATACCCGCAAACTGCGGCGTGTCCGTCGACCCGAGGCCGATCGTATTCCGCACCGTCGCCGCGTCCGCGTCGTCGAGGACGCCACGAGCGAACGGCGTGCAGACGATCTCCTCGACATCGCCATCGCCCGCGCTCGAGCGCCCGAGCAGCCGATCCGTCGCGCTCACATTCTGCATCTTGGCGTAGGTGACCGCGTCGTTCGCGATGGTCAGCGCCGTTCCGCCCGCCGTCTTCGTGACATCGCCAGTGAATGCGGTCGTACGCAGCGCGCCCGCGCCCGTGAACTCGATGCCGCCGCCGACCGTGATCGACTCAGCGTCGCCCGTGCCCGCCGTGTCGCGCCCGACGAGCGAGTCGGTGGCGAGGTTCTGCAACTTCGCGAAGGTCACGGCATCGTTGGCGATGGTCGCCGCAAAGCTCCCCGTGCCGCTGCCAGTCACATCGCCCGTCAGGGTGATCGTCTGCGCGTTCAGCCGCGAGTCGTTGCCCTCGCACACCGTTCCCGCCGTCGTGCCGAAATTGGCCGCGATCGTGCCGTTTGTCGTGATCGTGCCGCCCGTAAGGCCCGTGCCCGCCGTGATGCTCGACACCGTTCCGCTCGGCTTGTCCTCGAAAACGAACTCGCCGCCGTTGCTCGTCTTGTAGACGAGAATGCGGTCGTCATCAATCAGCGCATCGTCGATCCGATTCCCGAGGATGCCTTCAACGGTCGGATTCGGGTACGACCCCGAAAGGTCGCCGCCCGCAGGGCCAGTCGGGGTCGCCCCGTTCCGCTGAATCGTCAGCGTCCTGACGGTCGGGCTGATCGTCAGCGTGCGAACGATCGGCGTGATCGTCAGCGTGCTCACTTCGTCACCTCGGGCACGATCACGAACCCGCCGCGCACGGGCGAGATCGTCGCCGACGCGTCGAGCGGGTCGAACATCTCGAGATCCCACACCCCGCGCACGGGCGCGGAAAGAGCGGTGGTCGCGGTCGCGCTGATGCTGATCACGACGGTGGTCACCGTAGCCGCAGTCGAGATCGTGATCCCGCTTGACGGAGAGGTCAACGAGAGGATCGTCGCCGTGTGAGTGTACGACTCGCGGAACTGGGCGCGCGCGGAGAACCCCGCGTAGTTCCGCTCGTCGATGATCGTCAGCGTCTCGCGCGACCCCTGCTTGAGCGTGAGGTCGTACTGGACGAAGGACGCGTCAGATGTGCCGTCGCAGCAACTCATGTCAGCCTCCCAGAGCGTACGCGATGACGATGAGCGCGAAGAGCGCCGTGAGCGCGGTTCGGACGAGGAGAAGCGCAAGCCACAATGTGTCCGCGCACGGGTCGAACTCTGCAAGCGGCGCGGGGGCGACCGCCGCGCGCTCCTGCCGATCGGCCATCAGGCTAAGCCGCGTCATTCGTCTTCTCCTCGAGCAGCCGCCGCAGCCGCCGAATCTCTGCCGCGCCCTCCGCGAGCGCGGCCTGTGTGTCCCTCCACACGGAGTAGACGGGGAACTGCGAGAGAAGTTCCATGCGCGCGGCGGTGTCCGTCTCCCGCATCATGCGTTGCGTGTACGCGGTACTCGCGTCCATCCACCCGAACGGCTCCTGTGGCGCGCTCATGCCTTCGGCTCCTCTGGCTTGTCGCCCTTGATCGCGGCCATGATGAGGCGCTTGCCTTCCTCGAGGCCCGCGTTGTAGCTGTCTTCCTTCTCCTTGCCGACCCGCTTGTCTTCGCCAGGGCGCTTGAGGACGAGGCCCGTCAGGAGCGACAGCCCGCCGACGAGGAACGCGCCGCCGGGGATCTGACCCGCGCCCTCGTTCGCGGCGGCAAGGCCGAGATCGAGGAGAGCCTCGATCCGCGCGTACCTGTCTTCCGCGTCGTTGATCGCCCGTTGGAACTGGCGCGTCCGCGTGTCGACCCACTGCGCCCAGTCCTCCCACGCGGCCTCGGCCTCGGCGAGCGTCATCGGCTCGTCCACATCGACCGCCGCAAGGACATCGCTTGGAGCCTTCACGACGATCTTGCTGCGGAGGTCGCAGCCCTGCATAGCCGCGAGGATCGCGAACACCGCCACGGTAAGCACGGCGAGGTAAGCCGCGCCCTTGTTGTCCTTCAGCCAATCGCTCATCGTTCGCTCCGTTCGATGCGGCGCTCGATCGCGTCGAGCCGCCTCTGGATGTCGTCGAGGCCGCGCACGGTCGCTGCGTTCGTAGCCGCCGACGCGGTCTGGGTGCGCGCGAGGTCGGCGACCGTCGCCGCCAGCTTGTCCATGTCGCGGCGCGCGGCCTCGAGCTGCTCGCCCTTCGCTCCAAGCGCGTAGACCGTGCCGCCGAACCCGATCACCATCGTCGCGACCTGAAACCAGTTCGCGACGACTGAAATCTGCTGCCGCTTCTCGCTCGTCATGCGTTCCTTGATCGGCGCGCCGCGCGGGTGCGTTCAGTCCTCGGCCTCGTCGTCGGCCTCATCGTCGTCCTCTT